AATGGCGTAACTTCAGTTGCTAATAATGATTTATCTGTTGTTGGTGTCGGTACAACTTTCGTAGATAATATATATTTTATTCAAGAAATATCTAACGTTGGTCTTGCTGGTTCCATTATTTGTTATGTAAATTCTGGAACTCCAGTTGTTGGTATTGCAACAACATCAAATTCGAACAATCCTGTTGGTAGATTCTCATGGGGAAGATTTGCTGGAATAAGTAGATCCAGTTCTCCAGTTTCTATAGCAGTAACTGGAAATACCGTTGATGTTGGATTAACAACTTTCCCAACAATTCAGAGAAGAGGTACTGGACTAAGAGAAGGAGGAGCACTTCCAAAAAATATATAATCACAATTCCATTATAAATATATAAAAAACTATTAATATGGCTGCGGTAGTAACAGATCAATTTAGAATATCAAATGCAAATAATTTTGTAGACTCTGTAGCAAATACGAGTAATTCTTATTATGTATTTTTGGGATTGCCAAATCCAGCTAATCCAGTGTCTGGTTTTGGTAGAACTACTTCAGATGCTGAATGGAATGGTAATACTCCAACGCCAACAGATAATTTGCAGTTTACTTCACAATATAGAGATACTGCTTTATTTGGAAAAAAAGTAACAACATCTAATGTTAGAAGACTTATAAGAAAGGTTAATTGGGCTTCTAATACTAGATATGACATGTATAGGCATGATTATAGTATTTCAAATCCTGCCCCCAATTCCAATTTAAGTAGACTATATGATACAAATTATTATGTAATTAACAGCGACTTTAGAGTTTATATTTGTATTGATAATGGTTCTTCAGGTTCTAACTTAAAAGGAAATGTATCAAAGGATGAACCAACCTTTACCGATTTAGAACCATCAGCAGCTGGAACTAGTGGTGATGGATATATTTGGAAATATCTTTTTTCAGTAGCTCCTAGTGATATTATAAAATTTGATTCTACCGAATATGTTGTAGTTCCCAATGATTGGTCAACAACAACAGACACTCAAATTCAAAGTATTAGAGAGGCAGGTGATTCTAATATAAACTTAAATCAAATTAAAAAAGTATATGTTGCTAATGGTGGATCCAATTACACCTCTGGAATTGTGGCAATTAATGGTGATGGAAGTGGTGCCAAAGTATTAATTGATGTAGATTCTTCTGGAACGATAACTTCTGCTACTGTGACTGCTGGCGGGTTTGGATATACTTATGGAATAGTTGATTTGGGTTCTCTTCAACCTTCCGGAACATTAGCAGATCCTGCAAATTTAATACCAATTATTCCACCATCAAGAGGTCATGGTTATGACATCTATACGGAATTAGGTACGGATAAAATACTAATATATGCCAGATTTGATGATTCAAATAGAGATTTTCCAATTGATACCAAATTTACTCAAGTTGGAGTATTAAAAAATCCGCAACAATATTCATCTACTACAACATATACTGCCAACCAATATTCATCTCTATTTGCAGTAAGATTAAATTCAGTTACATCAACTCCAGTTGTAGGTGCGGCAATGTCACAATCAGTAAGTGGAGGTGCTGCTAAAGGATATGTTGCATCATATGACGATGAAACTAAAGTATTAAAATATTTTCAAGATAGATCACTATACTTTGGAAATACAAAAGACCATACTGACATTGATAATGTTAGTAGTAATAGTAAAATATTATCTTTTGAATCTTCAGGTAATAATATTTCCCCATTTACAGGATCAATTGATACTGGATTTTCTGGAATTAAAACAACCGTAAATTCTAAAGAAATTGATTTGGGGGTTAATTTTACAAATGGACTTGCAAATCCGGAGATAAATAAAAAGACAGGGGAAATCATTTACATTGATAATAGACCTCTCATTCAAAGAGATTCTCGCCAAAAAGAAGACGTTAAAATTATTCTGGAATTCTAAAGAACAATGTCACAAAAAACAAATTTAAATATTAATCCATACTATGATGACTATGATTCTGAAAAGAATTTTTATAAGGTTTTATTTAAACCGGGATTTCCAGTTCAAGCGAGAGAATTAACTACCTTACAATCTCTTCTGCAAGGTCAGGTAGAGTCTTTTGGTAGTCATATATTTAAAGAGGGATCTGTAGTTGTTCCAGGAAATATATCTTACGATGGTCAGTTTTATGCAGTAAAACTGAATGCTACCAGTGGCGGAATTGATGTTGCATTGTATATTGAAAATTTTGTAGGCAAAAAAATAATTGGTCAGCAATCAGGCACTACTGCTAAAATTCAACGTGTAGAATATGTAGATGAAAATAATTTTGAATACCTAACTCTATATGTAAAATATCTTGATTCTAATAATGAGTTTGAATTCATACCGTTTTTAGATGGAGAATCTTTAAGTTGTACAGAAAATATAACTTATGGAAATACAACTATTCCTGCCGAAACTGAATTTGCATCTTTAATTTCTTCTGATGCTACTGCAATTGGTTCTGCAGCATCCATTGGTAAAGGTATTTATTTTATTAGAGGATATTTTGTCAATGTTTCTCAGGAAACTATACTTTTAGATAATTATACAAATACTCCATCATATAGAGTTGGTTTAAAAATTGACGAATTGATCATTGGATCAAAAGATGATGATTCATTATATGATAATGCTAAAGGATTTACAAATTTTGCTGCACCAGGTGCTGATAGATTTAAAATTGGTTTAACTTTAACTAAAAAATTAATAAGTGATACTAATGATACAAATTTTGTTGAACTTTTACGAATAAAAGACGGCAAAATTCAAAAAATTACTACAAAAACTCAATATAATCAAATTCGTGATTATATTGCAGAAAGAACGTATGATGAATCTGGCGATTATGCAGTAAGACCATTTGATCCATCAATTCATAACTCATTAAATAATAGACTTGGCAATAACGGTCTATTTTTCTCTAACGAGCAGACTGAAGGAAAAAATATTCCTTCTAATGATTTAATGTGCATAAAAATCTCTCCAGGAAAGGCATATGTTAGGGGATATGATGTTGAAAAAATTGGAACTACTATAATCGATGTTGATAAACCAAGAGATACTGAATCCATATCCAATGTTACGGTTCCATTTCAAATGGGGAATCTGCTTAAAGTAAATAATGTCACTGGTGTTCCTCAAAATAAAAAAACAATCCAACTATTGAATAGGAAAGTAGGTGATACAGAAGCAGTAATAGGTGATGCTAGAGTATATACTTTCAATCTTACAGATGCTGCATATTCTGGTGTAGAAACAAAATATGATTTGAGATTGTATGATATTCAAACATATACCAAACTGTCGCTCAATCAGAGCGTAGATGCCACTGACATGCCCGATGGATCCTATATTAAGGGTAAGAGTAGTGGTGCTAGTGGATTTCTTGTTGATGCTGCTACAGGCGGTTCTGTGGGTCTTTTATTGAGACAAACTTCTGGTACTTTTGCTAAAGGAGAGCAAATAACTGTTAATGGAGTTGATTTCTCAAGAACAATCCTCGATTTCGTACAATATGGAACTCAAAATATTAAATCAGTAAAACAAACGCATGGTGGTGATTTTCCTACATTTACGGCAGATTCAATTCTTGAAAAATTTAGTATGCCTAATGGAATATCGCAAATATCCATTCCATTAGTAGGCAATCTAGGAAATACTGGTGTTACGACAGTCACAATAACAGGAAAAGTATTCAGTGGAATAAGAACTGATACTCTTATTTCATATCAAAAACCAGGATCTAGTACTGAAACTTTTAATAGAGTTTCTTCTATCTCTGCAGATAAACTTTCTATAGAACTAAGTCCAATCAATGCTGGTGCTGGAAAAACTGGTATTTATGATGGTAAGTTACCTTCCGGAACACTTAATGAAAGTATTTTAGTTACACCATTCGCTCGTGGTCCAATTATAAACGTAGATGATGGATATCTTTATACTGAGTTGCCAGATTCTAATATTTCTTCCGTCAATCTTTTAAACTCAACCTTCACAGTTGTTGAACAGATTACAGGAGAAGAGACAAGTGCTGCTGGAGAAATGACATTTGATCTTTCCAGTGTTTCCGGAATAACCAGTGCGTCATTTGCAACTTTTGATCAGGAAAGATATAGCGTTCATTACTCAACTGGTATAGCAGGAACAGTTACTAGTGATACTTTTAATTTAGTAAATAATGTTGTAACAATTAAAGGATTGAGGGGAAGTCAATCTAATGTTGTCGTAAATACAACTCTCAATAAATTTGGTGTTCAAAGCAAGATAAAAGAATATACAAGAAGTCAACAACTTACTGTAACTAGATCCAAGTATAAAGAATCTGGTGTTGGTATTAATACAACAAATAATGATGGACTTAGTTTTAATACTCAATATGGATTAAGAGTTCAGGATGAAGAAATTTCTCTAAATTATCCAGATGTTGCAAAAGTTATATCAATTTACGAATCTTTGGGATCTGCAAATCCAACTTTAGATAAAATACAATTTACCTCCACTGCTAGTGTTCAAACAAATGCAATAATTGGCGAAAATATTGTAGGAGGTTCAAGTAATGCAGTTGCTAGAGTGGTTTCTTCACCATCAGCAAATAATTTGGAAATAGTTTATCTAACAGACGATACTTTTAATGTTGGCGAAACAGTTACTTTTGAAGAATCTAATATAATTACAGAAATTGAAACTATTACATTAGGAAATTATAAAAATGTAACTCAATTATATAAATTAGATAAAGGTCAAAAAGAACAATATTATGACTATTCTAGAATTATTAGAAATGGAGATGTTCCAGAACCAACTCATAG